CCGCAAGTATCGAAGAATTTAATGATTTGACGTATGTTATTAAATCACTAAGAATAAAGACAGAATTAAAAGTATTCAAATTTTGATTTGAAAAAGTTACAACACCATTTCTGACTAAAGTTTTAATTTGTGCAGAAGTTAAAGTTGTTTTTGATGGATCATATAAAACATCTGCTGTCAGAATTAAATAAACATAATCAACATCAACAATTTCAGGAGAAACTGTTACAACAGATACCGGTTTAATTACATCTTCAACTAATATTTGTTTTTGATAATCCGTTAAAAGATATTCACCTACAGGTTTTACAGCAACAAATATTTTACCGTATTTTGGTGGATCATTTTCTTCTCCACCCCAAACAGAAACAGACTGTACCGGAATATTAAATTTATTTGTTTGTATAATTGTTATATAATCATCTTTTGTTACCGCTCTATTTTGTGCAGCAAAAGATTTTGGTGCTTGAAATTTGATTGAATCTAAAGTTTCTCTATTAGAACCAAAAGAAGCTTTCTGTAAAGGTGTTATTGTTGGATTACCATAACCGCTTACACTTTGCGTTAGTGTAAAATTATTTGCACCTCTAGACGAAATTCCTCTAGTCACAATGTAAGATATGTAAACAATGTTTCCGTTGTCTAAAGTTTTACCTAATATACCATCTCCAAACTGAATTTCATATCTTCCATCAGTACTTTCTTGTAAGAAAAAGACAGCACTCTCATCATTAATTGTTAAGTAGTTCGTTGCCAAAGTAAAAGTTTCTGTTGAATTGTCTGCTACTGATTTTTGAACTATAACTGATATTGTTGAAGTATCAACAGTAACTTCTGGTATTCTAAACATCAATTTTGGATTTTGAGTTTTATCAACAGTATATGTTATTCTAGTTGGTATACCTTGTTTCAATTCTACGTTTGTAAAAGACGCAGAATTATTTGATGTGTTTACAGTAGAATCATCAACTGTCACAAAATTATAGTTAACACCATCTATTGCTTCAGATAGAAAGTTTGTAAATTTAGGCAAAGTTAAAGAATTTTCTTGAACATTGTTGAAAGTTATATTAACTTTAGCCGTAGGTGCGGTAAAAGACTGTGGTGTGTACCCTAAAAGTTTTGCGTGAGAAATTACTGAAGCTCTTTGTATTGCCGTATCCAAAAACATTTCATTTGCTACCATGTTTAAATAGTAGGCATTATACTGTGTATTATACGCTAGAAGGTCTATCAGAGTAGCTAAAGCCGAACCTTCATAATTATAATCGTTCAGTATATTTTGTGATTTTAGGTAAGTTTTTAGATTTTGTTTGATAGTGTCAAAATCTAAATCAGTTATTCTTATTTCTGAATTAGCGCCAGCCATTTTATCTATTTCTTTCTAAAATAAGTTGTACGTCTATTGGGTCTGTTGAATTTTCCATATAAAAAGACAAACTCAAAGCATACGCATTTTTATCTGGTTGTGGACTAACATCCAAACTCTTTATTATTGCTCTAGGCTCATATTTTTCTATCAAAGATCTACATTCTTTTTCTAAAGCTATACTAGTCAAAGGTGATATCAACTCAAATAAAAGTGCGTCAAGGTTAGATCCTAAGTCAGGATTAAAAGGTCTTTCAAATTTTCTGGTTGATAATAGATTACGAATTGATCTAAGAACAGCTTTTTCGTTATAACTTAAAGCAATATCTTTGGTTACCGGTTTTTTGGTAAAGGTAAAGTCTATGTCTGAGTATATTTTCGTGGCCATGTACTATTTATTACTCTATTCTGGTAAGTAATTTGTCTGAACCAACGTGGTCCGTCAATAAAGCTGATTCGGAGTTACCTAAATTTCTAAAACGACCAACCTCTTGTAATTTTTCATTTGTTTGCTTTAATTTTGTGAAAAAATTAACATCGTGAGTTTGTCTTGTAGACAGAAAAGTATTTAAATTTACCATCAAAGTATTGAGGGTGGTTTTTATAGAGGATGAAAGATTTGAACTTTTAGTTGTTGAACCATATTCGTCTGTGCTGATCGTTATGGAGTTTTGTACAATAGCTGCATACGGAGCAAAAATGGCTGCATTAGCTCCGACTTGAGGAGCAACTAAAACGCTTGTAAAAGAACCCATAAGAACTGAAGTATTCGTTATATTATCTGTTTGATTTGTAACATAGACAACTTGTTTTGCATATGCTGTTGCATTATCATAATAAGGATTAACCGTATCTTCATAATTCCAAGGTGTTACACCTGATATTCTATTGGTATGAGCTAAAAAATTTGTTGCGGTATAGTATAGAGTATTAGAAGAACTTGCAATCGTTTCTAATCCAGAACAACCATTGGCCAAGCCATGAATAGTATTTGCTGTGGTTATTATTGTTGATGTATTTGTTCCACATGGATTTTTAAAATAACCTCCAACATTATTATCTCTAACATCTTGTACCATCCACGAATCAAAAAAAGGTGGAGTTTTTTCTAACATCTGTACAGTTTTTTCTGGATAACTTTGTATAGATTTATTTGGATCATCAAAATTATATCCTAGTGTAGCATAAAGTCCTTCTGCGTCATTAATTTTTGCCATAATTTTTTCTCATAATTTAAACCATAGGTGGAATAGGTGGACTTGTTGGAAAACCTTTGTTTCCTATATGAAAATGCACATCATGCAGAGAAACGTTTACAACATCAGTCATCCAAATTGCCATCATAACAGAAAATAGTCCTAACGGTGCAACAACACTACCTATTGGTGCAAAAATACTACCAATAACATGGATGCATCCTGGTACAGCTACAGGTGTTGCTGGTGTTGGCCAACCTAGTGACAAACCTCCAAAAGAAGAACAGAAACCATATGGTCCTGCATACACTCCTAGGTTTGCGTTAACTCGACTTTCAGCAGTCAACGAATCACAAACAATAGAACCATTCACATACAAATCAGAATTTACATCAAGAGAAAAGGCACCAGATAATCTTACTGCACCACCAAAGTTTTCATTTGCTTTGAGTGCGATATCCATATCTCCAAGAAATTCCATTTCGCCTTTTGCTCTAAGGTTATAGTCACCTTGAACAATCATGTTGTAGTCACCGTCAACCCTAGTTGACATATCACCTTTTACGTGCATATTTGCATCGCCATGTATGGTAATATTGCAAAATCCTTTGATTTCTACATTGTTTTTTCCTGCAATAATTTGATAGTTATCACCATAGACTTTATATACTTGATCACCGTTGGTGTGCATCTCGATAAAGTTTTTTGATTTACCATGCTGTAAACGAATACGTTCTCTGGATGGCGTATCATCCATTTCAAATTTATGTCCAGATTCCGTTTGTGTTACACGATTATATGGATATAATGCAGGAAACTCTGGTGATTGAGATTCAGGTTCTTGCCATAAACTAGTATCCCTAGGTTCTTTGGGATTTTGCACATCATCAGCCATTATGGTCCTTTAACTTTTGTACTTCCATTATCACTTGATCCAGTTGTGAGACTGTTCGTAAGGTTTTTTTCTATTTCTTGTGGAGTAGGTATTGTTGTTCCAACTTTTTTTAATATTGCATCAGCAGCTCTAAGATCTTCTGCACTTGTTGGTGTAGTTAATCCTGTTGTTGCAATACCCGCAATTGCAACTGTGTTTGTGACAACTTGTTGAGTACCAACCAAGACTTGTTGTGCTGCGGAAAAAACTTCTCCTGCTGCACTTATTAAATCTTTATAACTTCCAGGTGGATCAGCTATACCAAATTGATCAAAAGCACCGGTAGCTGCGGATGCTTCTTCAGCAATAACTTCTGCAAAAACATCTGCAAATAGAGTTGCTATAGATTTTAATATTTGGCCAATACAACCTTTAAACCATGACAACACTCTAGCAGGTAAACTAAGAATCCATTGTAAAATGGCTTTTAACCTGATGATGACAGCGAGAACATATTTTTGAAAGTCTAGTATTGGTTTTATATATTCTTTATATATTGTCTTTATTTCTTGTGCGATAGCTTTCAGTTTATTAATCAATGCAGATGGCACACCAGATGGATCTCCTAGACCTAAAAATCTTTGAATTGCTCTGATACCGGTTCTGATAGCTTGTGCGATAGCCTTTAAGAATTTTTTAACGCCAACATTCTTTTTTATTTCCAATGAAAAATCGCATGAGTGAGCTCTAGAAGAATTCGTTGCGGCTGTACTACTATTTGCAACACGACCTACGGCTGGCGATGGTATTGTTGGAATACCAACAACTTGACCATCATTTACAAAATTTGGTCTTGGCATATTAGTTTCAATACCAGATGCATTTGTAGAGGCTAATTTGACATCACTTGCCATTATGCGTCCCTTTCAGCATTTGATTGATTAACATAAATTGATTCTCCATAAAAATTTTCATCGCCTTGAACATCCGCATCACTACTAGAAGATGTTGTTTTAAAGGTGAATCCTGATAAATCCACACCAGAAGTTGATGTTACACCAGAAAACGGTGTTGCGGCCACACCTCTTTTAATTCCAGGCAAAACACCCATCATAACAGGGAATTGTGCTGCGTCACCATCCATGAAAAAACCTACAATCCAGTCACCTATTCTAGGTGTACAGAATGTGTCAGCGCTATTTATTGGATGCATGGCAGCTGCCCAAGGTAAATCTTTAGTTGGTAACTTTTGTTGATTATTATCGTGCCAACCAAAAATCCTAATTTGGCAACGACCCAAACCTAAAGGATCTACACGAGTCTCCACAACACCGACCCACCAACGAAAACCATCTTTACCTAGAAAATTTTCCATTATATTGATTCACCGTAAGTGTTGTTTCCATAAAAATCTTCGTTGCCTTGTACATCTGCATCCGCATTTGTTGTGTTGATACTATCTTCATAACGGACATTTCCACCTTTAGTAATCTCAGAGTAATACTGGCTGCCAATATTTTTAACATCATTATAGAAAGGAACAATACCAGAATTTAATTTATTTTCTAGTGTATCTCCATCAATACTGACATGATCTTCCACAGAACTATCTTTTGCAATTTCTAAAACAGTTTGATATGTTGAAGGAGTAATAATGACATGACGAACCGCATTTACCAAATAGTTACCAGAAAAAAACTTATCTAAATCTCTATTTGTCTCTAAAGACATAGAATACAAATTAAATTGAATAACATCACCTACCGTAATATTTGGATCTCC